CCCCCCACCCCATCCGATCTATTACCCCCAGCCTCCCGCCACAAAAAAGCCGATAATCTCAAAGGTTGCCCCGTCAATCAGTGGAAAGGCACCGCCACTATCAGCCATTAATTCTAATGCCTTAATGGAAAATCTGCCGCCCGTGATTTCGGGGATAAGTCGCCCGCCTATTGTTACGGTTTCGCTTTCTTTTCCAGTGAATTGTGATTTCGGCATTGCGCCCACAATCGCATTGGTTGGATGTCGCCACGTTGATGTGCGGTCTAAGCTTTGAAAAGGCACGGTTTGCCGTGTAAAAACAAACATGCCAAGTGCGGCTAAAGCAAAGTTTTGAAACATTATTCATCTTCCTTAACTTTGACGGTCATTAGCAGCAATAAAACATCAATAAAAATAACCCATCCCCACCCGTCAATGTTGTGATACATCAAAAACGTGGCGTATCCTGTGACGGCAATAATTGATAAAAAATAGAAAAATAAGATTAGAATTGATTTCATGTTTTATCCTAAATGAAAGTGCGGGCAAAAAAAACCCTGGTTTTTTACCCCCCCTTGTGTATTTGCGAAAGAGAAATGCAATGCCGAAAATCACAAGCAACCAAAATGAGATGGAAATAATAAAGATCCCACGCCATACAATATGCCGCGGCATATTCAATAAATAATCAATCAGTTTCTGTTTCATTTCGTTCCCTTGCTTTTTCTCGCCATGTCATTAATTCGGCAAATGTCATTTGCTCAAAGGCTTGTGGTTGCCAATGGAAAATCATTGCAATGTCCGCCATGGCATCTTCAACCGTGGCGGCAATCATTATTCGGTCGCTTCCGCTTCCGAATTCTTCCCTAAAAAACCGACAGCCACCGCCGCAAGCTCGGTGAAGTCTGCCACTTCCATTGTGGAAAAGTCTGATTTATGCAACACAGGATTTGTCACGCGTGTTAATAACACTTGTAATGCATCCACGTCCATTTGCAACACGTCAAACATTTTTAAGCCTTTTAATGCCGGCACGGTGGGTTTGTTGACGGTGATTTCGGTGATTTTGGTTTCGCCACGCACAAGCGGATTCGTTAATGTGATCACTTTGCTGTTTTCGTTTTTCATTTTTTATACCTTTAAAAATGCCACGCTTAAGCGTGGGGGAATGATTTAATAAAAGCCCCTTGCGGGGCTAAGTGGTGATTAGATGCCAATCGCTGAACGGTGTTCTGCCAAGCGGTCAGTACCGCCGACAATAAAGATTGAGTTGAGTAAATCAATTTCGACCAAATCTTTGCCGTTTTCGATGATTTTGTAATAGGTTAATGGCACGGTGTAGCTTTGTTCGGTGTCATCGCCTGATTTGCTTGTACCGTTGTCAATTTCGCTGAAACGACCACGCATAATCAATTCAATGGCGGTGACTTCTTCGGTGTCGTCTTGTTGGTATGCACCCGCAAAGCGTAATGCCGAACCGTCAATTTTGCCGCCAAATTCTTTGATGAGTTCGGTCATGTAACCGCCCATTTTGAATTGCGCTTCCAAGCCTTCCACGCCTAAATTCACTTTCACTGGACCAATCATGCCGCCTGCACGGTATTCTTCCAGTTTCATTGCCAATTTAGGTTGGGTGATTTCGGTGACTTGGCCACGGTAAGAATTACCGTCAGCCAAGAAGTTCATGAGTTTTAATTTACGTGGTAAAGCCATTTGTTATGCTCCTACTTTGGCAATCTCTGCGGCGAATTCCACAAGGTATTCATCGCTGATGTATTGGTTAAAGCCTAATTGTTCTAATGGCGGAACAGGGCAGTAATCATAAGACACAAGCAATTTTGCATCTTTTAAAGTTGCGGCAGTATTCAGTGATGAATTGATGAATGCTTTACCGCCGATTAAGTAACCTTTCGCCGCATATTCACGCCATTTCGCATTGATCGCTTCCACGATTTCTTTCACCAACATCACGCTGATGTTTTTATCCACGGCCCAATCAAAAGATTGTGCGATGGTGTCTTTCAACACTTGTGCGGTACGGGTGTAGTTTTCGTAGATGAATAACTTGTCGGCTGAACAGGTGCGTAAGCCCCATAATTTGAAGCCATTGTGATTGACGCAACAAGTGATGCCTTGTTCGTTCAGATAGTTGACATCGGTCGCACTATCGTTGATGTCAAATGAAAGCGGCTTAGTGACGCCAGTGACGCCAGTTAAACCTTTATTAGAAATTAAGGTGTGCCAGCCGTATTCTTTATCTTGATACGCACGCATTGCCGCCGCACGAACAACAGCATAATCCACTTCGGTTGCTTTGGTGTTCGGGTTGAATGACAAGAAGTCACCGAAAATCAGCATTAATTCACGCTGTGAGAAATTACGGCGATAAGTGACCGCTTCTTCTTTGGTTTTTGCTGAACCGCACGATGCATACACAAAGCCATTCAATTTTTTCGCCACGCTTAAAAGCTCGGTGGTGACATCTTGGCTGTCATACTTCGGCACGCAGAAAATACGTGGTTTCACGCCACAAACGGCAGCAGAGACTAAAAACGCTTTTAAGCCAGTGTAATTACCGTCGCTGTCCACCGTGCCGATGACGTTTGCTTTCATTGTGCTTTCGTCATCGCTTTCTTCCACGCGAATGACCACAACTTTACAATTTACAATATCCGCAATGCCATCCAATGCACGGGATAATGTGCCTTTTTTACCGGCTTTCGCTTGGATTTCGGCGGTGATACCTGTTAAAAGAGTGGGTTTATTGAGTGGAAAAACAGTTGCGTCTGCATCTGCTGCCGTTGCCACTAAACCGATCACGGCAGTGGATGATGTGGTGAGTGTTCGCAAGGCTTCGGCGATTTCCGTTACCTTGACCCCATGGAGATATTCATCAGACATATTTTAGCCCTATGGTTTCTATTGGTTAAATAATGTCTTTATTGTGATCGAGAGAATAGAGCAGTGCGAGCGGTTGGAAGTGTGAAAAACGGGGTAACAAAATGCAGCCAAAATTGACCGCATTTTATTTAAATTAAGGCAGGGTTTCAGGGAATGGGTCGGTTGTTATCCAACTAATAATAGGCATGCGTATAATATCCATATCTTCAGCAGGCGGTTTATCTTTAAACCGTAATTCTATGTAGTTATAGTTTCTTATACCACCAACATAAACCATTCCAACGTGAATACCGTCATCATTATAAAAAGGAAGCATAATTGACTTGGCTGAACGAAATCCAAGGGGTATTCTACTATTAGGTAAAATATCCATTCGTTTAGCGTGCGATTTCTTTTTGAAATTAGAATTTGCTGTTCCATAAAAATAAATAGCATCCCATTGTCCACCGCTAAAGGTACATTCTACGGTATTGTTTATTCGTCTTAAAGATATATTCCCAGATTTAATATTTATGCTGTGTCTAGACATATCCCGTTCGCCTGTATCGGCAGATACAACATTCCATTGATTTTTTTGTTTTTGCCACAAATAAGCACCAACTCTTGCCCCGTCTAAAGCACTGTAAAAAGTTCCGTTTGGCTCATTACCTGTAATCTTGCCGCCTGTGGTTTCTGGTTTGTCAGGTCTTCCATTTCCAGTGATTATCATTGAATCACTAGATTGGCTACCGCCACCATCTTTCGGAATTTTCTTTTCTATTCGCTTAATCTCACTGCCGACAAATTCAGCGAATTCAGTCACGCCAGTTTGAAATGCCATTATTTATTGTAACCTCGTGTGTAAGCTTCTTTTAAATTCACGCTATCTAGAGCGGTGAATTTTTGATTAAGCGTGGTTAATGCCTCATTGGTTTGTGAGATTTTTTGAATGAGTTTATTCAAGCCATCTTCGCCTGTTTGAATGCCTTTTAGCATCTCACCAAGCTCTTTAATAGTATCAATGCTTGCATCTACTTCGCCACCCAATAACTCATTTTTGATATCAGATTTCGCTTGGTTTAAAAGCTCAAATATCTTTTTGGCTGACAATGTTGATGTCTCATTTGTCGCGCTGTCATTAATACCGGCCGCACTGCTTGATAGGCTGTCGATTCGCTGATTCATCTCATTGATTGCGCCAACAAGCGTATCTTTCTGAGATGTTGTCAGACTTTGCATAGCCCCGATAAGCTTTACAATCTCTTTATCTTTCATGCCGACAAATTCAGCAAATTCTGTGATTGTTTGATTAAATTCTTGTCTTGCCATTAAAGCGCTCCGATGTTGTAGTGAATAATTAATTCGTTGATGTTTGGTAATTTGCTTGTATCAAGATCACCGCCAATATTGGCATAACCTTTTTGGACGGTGATTTTGTGCTGTTGTTTTGGTTTTAGTGTCACTTTGTGTTTGGCTTTCGCCTTAGTCTTTATACACATTTCACCCCCTTGTGACATCCCGTTTTAACCGCACTTTGCCACCGCAAAGGGTGCTAATTAATCCGTTCTTATCAGTTTGTTGCAAATCCCAACTTGCCACCGCCCAATCTGCATTTTCTGTTTGATCGTGCGATACGTGCAGCGTGATTTCGTTTTCTTTAACGGTTAAGCCATTTGATGTTGACAGCTTAATGGTTTCGGATTGACTTCGTTCCGGCACAATATGCAAATCAAATTGGCTCCCTGTAAAGTCCATTGGGGTATCGTCGTCATTATTAAAAATGAGCGTTTCGAATTCATCATCCCCACGGATCCAATCAAAAATTATTTCATTCATTTTGCATTCCCTTGATTGAACCGATAATCCCGCTGTTTGCCGTTTATTTCGCTTTCGTAGGCTGTTTTACAATGGTTTTTATCTCTAAATAATCCATTGATAAACCGATAGAGTACACGCCACCGTTTTTTCGGTTGCTCTGTTAATATGGCTCCACGATAGGTTCGACTTGATAATGTTTCGTCTGCGGCGCCACCCGTTAAGGCATTGAATAATTGGTCAATGGCGATGATGTTGTGATACGCGTAGAGTTTTAATTTGCTTGTAATGTCCATTCTTCAATTTCCTTTTCAAGTGCTGTTAAATCATTGGGCGTTTTTAAAGCGAGCAAGCGGTCTTCAAATGCCTGACGTTTCCCAATAATGATGCCAATAGCCACAGCAAACTGAGCAGATTTTTCAATCACTTTTTCAATTAACACATCTAGCGGCACACCACGTACACGGGCAATTTGTGAAAGCATCGGTGTCGGTGTGTTGTGGTCGGCTTGCCATGCGAGGGACTCTTTTTCTTGACGGTAAAAACTTTCAATTTCCGTCTGTGGATACCCTGCCAGTAAGCTATTTTTAAGTTGGTCAGCTTTGTCCGCTAATTTATTGAGTAAGCCTTCTTTTTGTTGTGCAAAAAGTGCGGTTTGTTTTTCTGGCGGAATCACCCACGCTTTGCCGTCCCATTGGTGGGCTTGGGTTGGTTGTTTATCTACTAACACTAATTTGCCTTTATGTAATACCTGTGTTTTTTGCGCTAACTCTTCATCGGAATCAATGTCTAGCACAAAATACAATGATTCATCTTCGGGGACAGGATAGATAACATATTGGCTAATATCTGTTTTTAAAAAATACACTTTCATTTTTTATCCTTAGTTAAGTTAACCAAATACGACGACTTTTTTAAGTCTTGGGTTGCGCCCGTCACTTTGTGGGGTGATAGTGATATTGTTACCATTACGATGTAACAACGCGAGAGTGACATAGTTATAATCACCACCGGTTCCGCCTGTATCGTATTCGCCGATGCGTGTGTCGTGGCATTGTTCGATTGGCGCGCTGAACCAAATTGGGCGATTCGCGTTTGCTCCATGGGGAGTGTCCATTAGTACAAATAATACGCCTTTGCTAACTTGTGCATTAACTGTAATTTGATTATCCGTTGACCCTTGCCAAATAAGGCGTTCTTTAGGTAAGTCTGAGAGGCGTTTGCCGTCAGTCGTGACAAAATCATCTCCCCGTAATGCCCCATCGTGTTCAAACCACCATATTTTTCCGTTGCCGCTATCCGTAATTAAGTGGATGGCGCCACTGCCAAATTTGTTGATTGCCCCAGGGGTCATATACCCAAAACTAAATGCTGTGCCATAATCATTGCCATTGGTGTTAAACCCCTTGATAAAGGGATAATAGATATTTTCCCCGTTGGCATTTGGGTTATTAACCACATACGGTGCTTTTTTGTCGGCCCATTGATTGGCAAATGCACCATGTCCATATGCTTTTGCGGTGTGTCCGGTAGCACGCATAACACCACCGGTATAAATCCCCTCACTGTCAATCGTTGCGATAAATTCAGGGCTATTTTTACGGCCGCCGAGATTTAATGTCCCATTGTTGTTAAATCCAATCCCGGTGACTTCGTTCCCGATAAACGTATCGCCCGAAAACTTAATTGGCATACGCCATGAGTAATTTCCGATATAATAGTTTTCAGTTGCGCCGGTAAATGTGAGTGTGCCCTTCATGCTGTCGCCACTTTTTGCGACGACATCATTAACATAAGCGATCGTACCATCTCTTTTTGGCAAAGTTGCCACTGCTACGTTTTCACCGTTTGGCTTACGATATACCGCAGTAAGCATATAGCCGTTAGCGTGATTATTGCCTTCCAGTCGCAAGTAATACCCATTATTGTTATATAAATTAATACCACTGTAATCACCTTGCTTAAATGACATATCGCCTGTCATCGTATCGCCTGATTTAGATACTCTACCATCGGCGTTTAGGTTTGCTTTATCCGCTGCCGTTTTGGCTTCCGTACCTTTATCATAAGCTATTTTGACTGCTGATGATGTTGCTACAGTGTCATTGCTGTTGCTAGTGACTGAATTTGATTTTTTGTTGTTTTGGATGTAATTGCCAAGTGCGAGTTGAACTGTGCTGATTAGCTGTGCAAGTTTTTTACCGGCTCTTGCTGATAATCCTAACTTGTCGCTGTCAAGTCCTGTGTCATCGGTGAGTTGCACAATCCCCGCTTTTGTTGTGTCGGCTTTTTCGATTTCGTGTGTATGCCCGCTTTCATCAAATCCATTTGTGGTTGATGATGTGATTTTTTTCGGGTTAAGTTGCTGACGTGTGACAAAAATCACGGAATTATCAATACTTAAAGTGACGGCTTGAGAATTGCTGACTTTAAAAATCATCCGCAACACTTGCACTTTGCCGCTTCCGCTTTCTAGTGTTGGTTTAAAGCTTTCAGGCGCATTGGCATAAGCCACTAATTTGTTTGTGCTATCGAAAACCCCCATTTCTCGGATATAAAACCCGCCCACATCTTCCGGAATGGTCAATTCAATAATGATTTGCTTATTGTTGCGTGGATCGAGTGACACGGCACTGACATTGGCTCGGTATATCTCTTTCACTAACGCTGTACGGTCAGCAGTTGGGGTAACGGCTTGACCGTTACCATCTCCCACGGCAAAGCTTGAAAATTGAATTGGTTGATTGGTTGCGATGGCTTTGGCAAAAGCTTGTGTGCCATAGGCTGTTAATACTGTGAAATATTGTGCTGTCATATAAATCCTTAAATAGGGTAAACGCTGACGATTTCGCCTGTTTGTTGCCCAAAAAATGTGTTCATTGTGCCAGTTGGTGAAATGGCGATGGAGAGCTGTGACAAATGGCGTGAAACAGGTTTTACATCATTGATTAATCGCACTAATTCGTTATAAGTTTGCTCGTTCAATCCTGTTTCCGGCACTTCAACTGTGATGCTAAATGTGCCTGCTTTGGCTTGTGGTTCTTGGTTGAACCATTCTTTTAATTCAACAAGATAGCCTATTGGTTCGATCACTCGTTTCACGGCGGCAATGGTGCCTTTGTATTTATGCACAAAAAAAGATTGTTTAATTGCGATGCGTTTGACTTCTTCGCTCCAATCCTCGTCCCATTTATCCACCGAAAACGCCCATGCCAAGTAGGAAAGAAGCTCCGATGGACATCTGTCAGGGTTGATCAAATCAGCAATAATGACTGGATTTTCAACCGCGCTTTTTAAAATTTCTGCGGCTCGTTTTTCCAGTTTTGTTGAGCCTGTTGGCAATAGGTGGCTAGTAATCATCACTTACTACAATCTCAATATTAATATTTGTGCAATAGCCTGATTTTGAGCTAGGCAAAACAATATCGGCTGTTGGTGCGAGTAATTCCACTCGTTGAACGCCTTCAAGGTGTAGTGCAGCATAAATTCCCGATAAGCTAATATCTCGACCCAATCTGCGTTTTTCTGCGGTGTATGCAGTGAGTTTTTTCATTGCTTCAGCTTTTATTGCTTCATATTCAGGCCCACGATATAAATGCAATTTTGCTCGGATTTCGTATGTTTGTATTGTGGCACTTTGCACTGTTACACGATCTCCGATTGGTCTAATGGTTTCTTCATTCAATTTTTCTCGGACGGCTTTCAACACTTGTTCACTTGCTACGCCTTGCCCAGTTCGGCTTAAAATAGTGACGGTAACATTGGCGGGTTCAGGTGATACAACTGACACGTCAGCCACATCGGCGTGAGCGGATAAGGCGTGAAACACATAAGCGTTTCTTGGCCCTGCGACTGACATTCCTTCAAAGGCTAGTTGTGTTCTAATTCGAAGTTCCGCATCGCTTTCGTAGATTGCGGGCTTTGGTGGTGTCGTTGAGTTATCTTCCGTTTGAATAAGTAAGCGTTTTACGTTGTAGTTGGCGGCGATCACGTCTAAATCGCTCCCTGTTGCATAAGCAAGCATGGTTGCCTGTGCGGCTTGATTGATGCGTGTGCGTTCAAGCAGTTGCAAATAGACAACTTCTTGTAAGAGTTTTGTAATGGGTTCGCTTTCAAGTCTTAAGCGAGACTCCCAGAATGCACGTTCTGATTCGTCAAATAATTTGATGAATTCTTGTTTTCTTTCCGCAAGTAAGGTTTCAAAATCTAAATTTTCTAAAACTTTTGGTGCGGCCAGTTTTGATAAATCAACTAATTCGCTCATTCTTACCGCCTAGCCATACATCATCATAATTGATGATATTGTTTTGATTTCTTGTTCTGCCCACGATTGAGCAAGTGATGCCGTTTTCTGTAAGTTGTGGTTTAAATTGGCTAATCGTCACGCGGGGTTCCCATTTGTGCAATGCCATCACCGCACTTGCGGCAAGTTGGAGCAACAAAGCGTGGTTCATTGGTCTGTCAATCAGTTCTGGAATACGGCTGCCATAATCTCGGCGTTGTAAGCGTGATCCGATTGGCGTCAATAAAATGTCTGCGATTGATTGCTTAATGTGTTCCGTTTCGCTTGTGATTTTCTCGCCTGTAAATCTATTCATTATGCAGTTGCCTTGCTTGTTCGAGTTCTTTCACCTTGTGCAACGTGAACGTGATTTCGTAAGCTAATTTCGCCACCTTTGATGTCTCCACTTGCTGAAACGTTGCTTTGTGTGCTAATTGCCCCTTTGCTTGTGGTTGTGCCTGTTGTAGATAAATTCCCGTCAATATTCACATTGCCTTTAATGTTGACAGTGGGGCAGTCAATTTTGATTTGATTAGCGGCTTTGATATTGGCGGTTTTTATTCCTGTTACAGCTAAATCGCCGTTTGCTTGGTTGTAGGTGATTTTTGCGCCATCGGCAAATTCGACCACGTGTTCATCGGCTGAATGACTTGGGCTGTTTTGCGTGTAAAGCCCAGTGATGATGCACGCTGTTGTCAGTTCACCACTTGCCGCCAAGATGACGCATTGCTCGCCTTGTGTTGGCGGCGACCATGTTTTTGTTGTGCCTGATCGCAAAGTGATAAACGGTAAAAAATCCGTCAAGATTTCACCGCACTTTACCCGTGCTTTCGCTTGTGCATAATCGACTTCGGCGATTAAGCCAAAGCGGATAATGCTTTCAATTCTTCGGTTGTTATCGGCTGACATGGGCGGATTTCTACTTGTAATAATTGCCCCTATTTTTGGTGAGTTTGTTTGATTTTGCGAGTGTGGGAAAGTGTGAAAAACGGGGTAACAAAAAAGGGCTTTCGCCCTTTTATTTTATGCCCGATCTGTCATTCGACTTCGCATTCTTGCTTGTTGTTGTCGGTTGATTCGTTCAAGCTCTGCGGCGACAAGTTGGGCGATTTGTCGTTCATTTTGACCTGCTTGTGCATTAATGGTGATATTGACCGCCATTGGTTGCATAGTTTGGCTGATGCTTGGACGTGCTGAAATTGGCGGCCGGCTATCCATCTGAATTGGTGCGGCGGTGGCAAGTCCGATACCTAAACCGCCCGCAATTAAGGCTTGTTTCCCGTAATTTAAGGCGTTCAGTGTAGCGATGCCAAGACGGTTTGTGGCTTCTTTGGTCATGATGTATTCACCACCGTGGAAAATGCCTTTTGGCTCGTATTTTCCACCGTTGCCCGCATAACCACCTGACCATCTATTCACATTTGGCGCATCTAATCCTGCACCGGTCATGAAATAGTTTCCTGCAGCACTGTTATTCATGGCATTAGCTGTGGCATTTGACACTTTTTGTTTTGCCGCGTCGATTGTTTTCCCAATTCCTTCAAGCGTTGGCATATTATCAAGCACCCACTTAATGCCATCCATCAACCATTGCAAAGGTTTTGTCACTAAATCAATACCTGCAGCAAGCCACTCGCCAAATTTTTTCCCTGCAGCCGCGGCGGCATCGAGATCTTCTTTTGTGCTTTGCACGGGTGAAAGTAGGTTAGTGAACCAATTAAAAGCACTTTCAATCCAACTAACAAGCGGCTTGAATTTGTCGATGACGGGTTGTAATCCTGATTGTAATCCGCTTAAAAATCCACTAAAGAATGAGCTAATCGGCTGCCAATATTTAAAGATGGCAATACCTGCAGCAATGATAACTGCGCCGATAGGTGACAATGCAAGCCCCACAAATTTAAGCGGTGACAACAACCCACGAACGATTGCACCGCCAATTCTTGGCAATATCACGCCTAAATTTGCCAATGCCAAGCCTAACCGTGCGATAGGGTATAAGACAAAGCTTAAAACCGTGCTTAATGCCCCGAAAATCGTCAATGCTCCGCCGATTGCTCCAGCAATCATTACAATATTTGATGTGAGTTTTGGATTTTCAATAATCCAACTTTTAATCCGATCAATTACTCCACCGATTTTATCCATTAATCGTTCAAGCGTTGGTGCGAGAGTTCCCCCAATGACAGAATTGAGATTGAATAATCTATTTTTAAAAATGCCCCATTTAGACGACAAGGCTTTCATTCTTGTGTCAAATTCACGCCCCATTGAGCCTTTTGCCGCTTCGCTATTTGCCAGTTCAATTTGTCTTCGCCATTCTTCTGTATTTGATACTAACAAGGCGAGCGTTTTTGTATGTTCCGTGCCAACTAAGTCAGCAATAGTGCCAAGGCGTTTTGATTCAGGTAGTTTTTTGAGTGCATCCACGATTTTAAAAATCGTTCCTTGTGCATCTTTAACCATGCCTAATTCAACAGCATTTGCACTTAACCCTAACGCGGACAAGCCATTTTTAACGGGCTTTTTCTTACTTGCTTGTGACAAGCGCGTGAAGATCGCATTGACGGCTGTCGCTGATTGTTCTTCTGCCGCCCCTGCAGTTTGCAATGTTGAACCTAACGCCGCCATGTTCTTTTCACTAATATTAGCGATGCCAGAAATACCCGAAACTCGGTTCATAAATCCGATGATTTCTGTTCCTTTAGAAATTGCGTTATCATCAAGATAGTTAATGGCATCAGCCAGTTCGCGTGATGCTTGAGCTGATAGTTTAAAGTTTTTTGTTACTTTCCCGTATTGTTCGACAAGCTCATCCGGATTAGCCGCATCAAATGCCGTTGCCATTTGTGTGTTTAATCGCACAAATTCTGCAAGCTGTTCTTTGGGAACGTCCATTCTTGCCGCACTTTCAATCATGTTGGCAATTTGCACGGTAGTGAGCGGCAATTCTCTTGATAAATCCTGAATATTTAATTTCCACTGTTCAAATTCAGACGTGAAATTTCCTGCATCATCTTTCAAGCCTTGTACTTGTCTTGCCACGCCAACCATGGCATCTTCAAAGCTCATAAAATCACGCACGGTTCCAACCAAAGGTGCAGTGATGGTCGCGCCTGCTGCAAGCGCTTGCGCACCGACAATTTGTGCTTTGCTGTTAATATCTTTGAGATTATCGACTTTCCCACGATAGCGATTGTAAGCCGCCTGTTTAGCATTTAACTTGCTCAATGCGGCGGATTGGTTGCTAATCTGCTGATTTGCCGCTCTTATGTTGCTTTTTAATTCGCTTTGACGCTGTGCAAGATTTTTTGATGATAATCCTGCAGCATTAAGTTCTTGCCGAGTTTGTTTTAATTTATTCGCAGTTGATGTTTGTTCTGCGGTTAATTTTTTGACGGCTTGTTGTGCGGCCAATACTTTATTTTTGAATTGCTCTGTTGGATTTTTTGCACTGTTTAATTGATTGGTGTATAAGGCGGCTTTCTGCTTCGCTTTTGCCACTTCATTATTGAGTGCGCTTAATTTGTTTTTTAAAGGGTTGATAGTTGCCGCATATTTTTTTATGGCCGCTTCGTTTTCGCGTTCTGCCTTGCTTAATTGCGCTCTAACATTTTTATTCTCTTTCAATTTCTTTGAAAGTTCAGACACGCTTTTGCTTGCACTTTTCAGCGGTGCTGACATTTTATCAATGGCATTGAGTAAGACTGATAATTGCAAATTGTTCATAAAAGCTCGCTTAAATACTTAATTGTTCAATAACTAAATCTTCGATGATGTCTAAATCGCTTTGGCTAAAGCCTAACAATTCACGCTGTGCGTATCGCACTTTAAAATCTTTTGTTTTTGATGGACTACTCATTAAACCGTATTGATGCACTTTTGCTATCATTGCGCTTGACCCATTAAAGCCGACCGACACTTCATTGGCATTACTCTGAATTTTGAAATATCTTGCCGTTCTCAACTTCGCAAACATGGCTTTTCGTTTAATTCTGCCTTTCTTTTTGCCAAATTCTTTTCTTGGTTTTCTTTGCTCAAATGCTGTGCCGTCTGGGTTTTCTTGACGTGCGATGCGGGCTTGTTGATTTTTTCTTAAAGCTTGCCCAATGTTGCGAGCCAACTGGCGACGGGCTTGCGGTGAGAGATTATTAATGAGTGCGGTAAGTTTCGCTTGGATTTCCTCCACCGTTGCCATTATTCACCGCCTTTAAAAATTAAATTTTCATCCGTAATTTCGCCTAGATACACTTTCACTTTTCCTAACTGTTCCCATTCAGGTGCGGTTGGCTCTGTGGCGTATGTCATCTGCACATTTTCGCCAACTTGTTTTGCCACAACTCGTTCGGTAAGTTGGATTTCAAAAGATACGTCCGCTGTGTTGTTATTGTTGTAATCCATTTGGAATTTAAAGGCGTTTTCACGGCGTTGCGGATTTTCGAATAGTTCAGGTTGGTTTTTCCGTAAGTACGCATTAATCGGCACAATGAGGCTTGCAATATCAAAGGAAAAATCGGTGATGATGATGTTGAGTGTGTAACGATACTCAAAACTCAGTGATGTGCTGCCTGTTGCAACAACTTGACCGCTGTCAACATAAAGCTGTAAGCGGTCAGGGTTTTTCACAAAGTCTTGGTGACTTTGTTCAAGGATTTTGCGCAGTTGGTTTGGTTTTTTCATTTTCTGAAATTCCGTTGTTGCATTTCATATTTCTGCTGACAATCCACGCAACGGGTTACGCCTTGGATTAATTGGCGACGTTTTTCAGGGATTGGAATGTCGCAATCTTCACAATAAAACGCACTAATTGCTTTAAAAGTGCGGTGTTTTTGTAACGCAATGTCACGTGTCATTTGTTCGAGTTCTTGCGCACGGTCAAATTGATCGGTCATTGTTTTTCCTGTTTATTAAATTCATCAATGCATTTCTTCAATGCTTGATTTTCAACAATGCATACACTTAGCTTTTGTTGGCTTTGTAGATAAGCGTTAGCCAAATCGCCGTTGGTTTTAATTGTGGCGGCAAATGGGGTACATTCTGCAACTTGCGGGCATAGAATTGGCTGTTTAATGATTTTCGGTATGGTTGAACACGCCGCTAACATCATCAGGGATAAAAGTGTCAGCCCAATCTTGGTGTTTTTTAAGTGCATTTTTTAAATCCTGTGTTTGCTTGGTTTGAGAGATTTTTAATTGATTCACGGCTTCCGTGAGTGCTTTTTGTTGCTCGTTGAATTTATCCACGCTTTCATTTAAAGCAACGTAAGACGCTTCCCATTGTTGTTTTAATTGTTCTTCTTTTGCTGCTTCGGCTCGCCAATGGTTTGCCTGCCACCCTTGAAACAGGATGATCGCCACAAGCATGAGCGGGCCAACCAATAAAATGTATTTTTCTTTTTTTGTTAAGAACCCAAACATAATGCTTTCTCCTTTTGTCGTCTTTCGATTAAGCCTTTCAGTGGAACGCCATTTGCATAAATCCATCGTTCAAATTGACCGCACATGGCTTTGCTATATCCTTTCCGTGCCATTTTAAAAAGCGTGCTGTTTTTTAAGTTCCCGCACCCTGCATTAAAGGTAATTGACACTAAGGCATCAAATGCACCTTGCGGCATGGCTTGACCGTTTGCATACGTATTCACACACTTTTCGGCTTGTTTGATTCCCTTTGTAAAGGCATTTGCAATTTCTTCATCTGTATAGACTTTATGCGGAATGACTTTTTCTACTGCATCAGTTGTTCCTAGCCCGAATGTTAATACATCAGCAGGGCAGTTATATGGCACTCGTTGACAGCCTTCTGCATTGCCAGTCAATAGCAAGCCTTTTTCTGATGTTCTAATTTCATGCCCGTGTAAAGAGAGTGCCAATCCTACAATCGCCACAACACTGCAGGCATATTTTGCGGTTCGTTTAATCATGGTGATGGCTCCGTTGGTTTAATTCTTTTTCTTTTAATTCAAAATCTTTTTTCTTGTAATACCAATTTACAAGGAATGTTGCGACGCCGATCACAATACCTGTTACTGATGCAACGTCTGCCCAATTTACATTTGAAAACATATCCGCAATGCGTCCTATGAAGAAGGCAAATAATCCTGATGTGTAAGACGCTTTTGATGGTGTGTCGTGCATATCAGCTCCAAAGTTGTATAGTGTCACTTGCCACGCTGATCTTTTCTGTGTCAGTTTCTGGCAATATTACTGGTGTTCCGATGGGAATGACGGGTTTATCCATTAAGTGCGGATTTAATTCACACGCAATTTCTAAAAGTCCTTCACTGCGGCCAAAATAGCGATAAAGAATGGCGTCCAAGTTGTCATTTTGTTGTGCGTAAACTTCCATCAAATTAACTCCGCATCGACCCGTCTTTTGCCGATAATGTCGCTAATGGCAAAGCGTGCATCTCGTCTTAATTCGTTGATGCTGTCTTTGAGTAAATCCATTTTCTTTTCGCCATCATTGGTGCTGTCATAGCTTGCGTAACGCTCGTAAAGGTTAGCTAGTGCCAAACAGTTCACCGCGCGTTTATAGCGATAAATCAACACGCTTTCGCCGTTTATTGATGTGGCGGGGATTTGTTCAAGGAAGTGATGGTCGCTTTGTGCTTTGAATGTAGATAATTCATCATTTACACTGGCGATAGCTTCAATTAAGGCATCTTGCAAGCGTTGTTCGGTGACTGTGCCGTCTGCACGATATTGATTGCGAAATGCAGAAAGAGAAATATCAGGGAAAAAATCATCGTTTCGAATAATATCTTCACCTGTTCCGTAATCTTCCAGTTGTTTTTGCACTGCGCCCATTTCATAGTCAGGGGCAAGTTTTACTGATAGAGATCCGTCGCTCATTGTTTCCCTTATAAAAAAAGCGGGGTGAGGATAAAGAGCAACAATCAGGAAAAGAGGTAAAGAAACCTGACCGCGCTTTTATCCGCCCCGCGGGTGCGTGGTTTGCTCGTTATCAAATCCGATTATTCATCGTCTTTGCTTAATTTTTTGCGTAATTTTTTAATCTCGCCTTTCACGCCCACTTTCTGATCTAAACCTAAAGCACGTTCAAGGTATTGCAAGGCTTGTTCAGGGTTCTTTTCAACCAATAACAAGCCTAATTCACGCAATAATCGCGCACGGCTTTCATCTGGCATGTCGCAGTCAGCCGTGATGCGTTGTACTTGCTCTAAGTAATCCACTTCAAATGGCTGATTGGCGGCTTGTGCGGATTTTGCTTGGTCTGCAAATTCTTCCGCCAATAATGTGCCAAGTGTTCGCGTAAACGGTTCAGGTAAACGCAAGTCATGGAATACGGCATAATCCGCAATCTGCAAGGCAAGGTGATATTCACCGCAGTCGATTGCCCACACGCACCATGTCATTAAGACGTTATCTTGTTTGCCTGTTCCGGCAGACAGCGCCCCTGTAATCCATGGCAGATAGTCAGGCAAAATTTGCTTTTTAAATGCGGCCTTACGTTCGGTCGATTGGATGTTTTTCAAATCCTTTCGATGTCGCGCAAGAATACGGCACATTTTTTCGTATTCCGTGAAGTCGCTTAGATCTTCCGTTTCTGCCGCATTAGCGATAGCGGCAGAAACTTCTAGAAAGTGACGTTTAGTCGGTCGCATTGTGATTACGCGTGAGTTGGTGCATCAAGAATGGTGATGTTTTTCGCCATTGCCACCGCTTCGTAGTTTTCAACTACATAAGCTTCATTGGATGACAAGTAATCTTCCACACGGTTGCGTTCCGGCGCGTCTTTTAAGTGACGGCGCATGCGTTCTTCTTGAACATAGATTGACAAGTTGTCGAGTGATGTCACCAATACAGTGCCTTTAGGGAAGAATGGCACGGCTACGGCTTGTAAACCGCCAACACGTTTTTGACTGATAATGACATCGCCTGCCGCTTGTTCGCTAGGTTTTGCTTGGTTGATAAGCGGGAAGTATTTGTCCGCTAATAAATCGCTACCCATAATCGCCACAAGTTTTGTGTCGTCACGGTATTGGTCAGGGATGAAATCTTCTTTTAATGCAAAGACTAATGCATCAAGATTTTTATATTCTTTACCTTCACCGATTTCGATTTTGCCTGTACCGCTTTTCGCTTCTTTCATTACGCGTGGAGTGGCTTTTTCTTCGATTTGAACTAACCAACCTTTGTTCACGTCTTGCAATAATGGATTTGATGTGCGGTTTGTTGTTGCGGCCACGCTTGTGCCGTTCCAGCCGATCATGATACGGTCTAATGCAATGCGGTCTGATTTAAGTTTGCCAATACGTGCCGCAAAGTCAGGGAATTTTGCCCAACTGTCTAACGTTGCATAATTTAAATGCGTGTCAAAGTTGGTTTGTTCGCAAGAATATAAGTTTTCTTGCAAGCTGTGGATATCCGTGGTTTCACGTGCTTTTGTGTTGGTATCTGTGCGGCTTGCCACTGGGGATAGCACGCCCAAACGCAATGCAGAACCTTTCATTTCAGTAACTGGCACCACATTGATGCGCTTTAAGAAATCGGAACTTTCAAGAACCGCGTTTTCTAATTTTTGTTGCATTGTAGGGGTGACAGTGAATTGTCCGCCATTCGCAACGAATGCCACATCTTCGCCGTTATCTTGTGCAACGCCTGCAATGTAAGCTTGGAATTTTTGTTGAGTAAATTTATTCATTTGGTTTTTTCCTAAGATAAATTAAAAGAAGCGGCCGTCAGTTTCAGGTTTTTCACCATAAACTAATGGGCGGGAGTTTTCGGCTTGTGCCGGCTTTTGTTTGAGTTCTTCAAACGTGGCATGGATTTCTTCATTGCCCGCTTTCATTTCTTCAATTTCGGCTTGTTGATTTTCCAAATCGCCTTGAAGTGCGGTCAATTTTTCTAAGATTTCTTTTTGTTGTTCGGCTAAAAGCTCAATGGCACTGGATTGATCTGAAAAGCGTTCATCATCTGATTTTTCTTTTTTCGCAAATAACGCTTTGATTTTTGTGAATACTGATGGATTGTCTAAACCATCCCAACCTTCGAAATCTAATTCGGTTTCAATGGCGGCTGAGAAGATGTTATCTGCTTTTAATTTGCGGGCATTTAAGCCATTGTGCGAAAAGCTCAACATTTCTGTGCCTAAGCTTGCCGGATTATCCGTAACGGCTAAACCGACTAAATATGCTTTGCCTGTGTCTGCAAAATTGGTGTCAATTTCCACTGATGTGTAAACTTTTTGCCCTTCTTTATTTAAGGCAATGAGTGCATCAGTTGGTTGAAGTTCTGCTAAAAGCTGTAATTTGCCATCTTCGCGTTCTTCTGCTTTCACGGCTAAGACATCGCCAAAACAGTGAGCATTGGCAAGTTCAGGGAGATAGACAGAAAATTTGATGTGGTCAAGATTGATGCGTGCGCCGTAGGTGTTTTTTGGATCATAACTTTCAGCCATTTCTTCAATCCAGTTGCGCTGAATTGTGCGGCCGTCAGTTGTTGCACCTTCTGTTGCGACAACGACCCATTTAGATTTTTTTGCCATTGGTTGTCCTTTCTGTGGTTGGTTTGGCTCAAAGATTGCCATTATTCTGAAAGGTTTAATTTTTGCGGTCTATGGGTTGTTTTTGTTGCTTTTCTGTTCACAGGTGAGCTGTAAAGACTAACGGCAAGCCCCTTTCTATTATGCGGTTGTAAATTGAAAGGATGATGAATGGACGAACAAGTTATTAATCAAGCTTCGCCCGATGTAACGGCGGAAATAAAAAGAAAAGCACAACAGATGTATTTTAGCGGTTATAAAATCGCTGAAATTGCTCGTCAGCTTGATATTGCTGCGTCCACGATTTCCAGTTGGAAAGATCGCGAAAAATGGGATGACGTCGCCCCCGTTGGGCGTGTTGAATTAGCCATTGAAACAAGATTGAATTTGCTGATTGCCAAAGAAGAAAAAAGCGGGGCAGACTATAAAGAAATTGATTTGCTTGGTCGCCAAATGGAACGCATGGCGAGAGTGAAAAAATATTCTTTTGGTGATGGCAATGAAGTGGATTTAAATCCTAAATTGGCTAATCGAAACAAAGCCGAACGGAAGAAAGCAGAACAAAATGCCATTGATCAGGAACAAGAAGAATTGCTGATTAATGGCTTTCTTGATGGGATGTTTAATTATCAGCGTGTTTGGCATAAAGCCAAAGAATATCGCATCAGAAATATTTTGAAAAGCCGACAAATCGGAGCGACTTTCTATTTCGCCCATGAAGCCTTTATTGACGCATTGACAACTGGACACAATCAAATTTTTTTGTCTGCCAGTAAAAAACAGGCGTTGCAGTTCCGCTCGTACATTGTGAACTATGCCAAGCAAACAGCGGATGTGGATTTAAAAGGCGAAACCATCAAATTGCCAAATGGAGCGGAATTGATTTTTCTTGGCACGAACTCCGCCACGGCTCAATCGTATCACGGCAATTTATATTTTGATGAAGTGTTTTGGGTGCCTAAATTTGATGTGATGCGAAAAGTGGCATCCGGTATGGCGGCGCAAAAAATGTATCGCCAAACGTATTTTTCAACGCCGACCACGATTGCACATCCTGCTTATTCTTTTTTCTCTGGAAAAGCATTTAATAAAAATCGGGCCAAGGCGGACAAAGTTGAAATTGACATTTCGCACGAGAATTTAAAAAGCGGAAAACTTTGTGCTGACCGCCAATGGAAACAGATTGTTAGCATTTATGATGCAATGGAAGGCGGGTGCAATCTATTCAATATTGATGACCTGATCGCAGAAAACAGCAAAGAAGAATTTGAACAGTTGTTTTTATGCCAGTTTGCGGATGATAACACGTCGGCGTTTAAATTTGCCGACTTGCAACTTTGCCAAGTGGACAGCTTAGAAGAATGGCACGATTACAAGCCATTTTATCAACGTCCATTCGGTAATCGTGAAGTGTGGTTAGGTTATGACCCCGCCTTTACTGGCGACCGTGCAGCATTGGCGATTATTGCTCCGCCTAAAGTGGAAGGCGGTGATTATCGTGTTTTGCATTGGCAAACATTTCACGGCATGGATTATGAAGCACAAGCGAGCAGAATTAAAAGTTTCTGCGATGATTACAATGTCACCCGCATTGTGATTGATAAAACGGGGATGGGTTCTGGCGTATTCCAAGAAGTGAAAAAATTCTATCCAATGGCAATCGGTCTTGATTATAACGCCGATTTAAAAAATGAGATGGTATTAAAAACGCAAAACTTAATTCAGAAACGCCGCCTTAAATTTGATGGAAACGAAATTATCACCAGTTTTATGACAGTCAAAAAACGTATTACCGGAACAGGGAAGATTACTTATGTTTCTGACCGTTCAGAAGATGCAAGCCACGGCGACTTATCATGGGCAATTATGAACTGCATTTTAAATGTGCCTTATGGTTTAAACGGCGATGTATCAAGCAACCAATCAGCCATTTTCACTTTTGAATAGGATTACCAAATGAGCAAAAAATCAAAAAAATCAACCGCACTTTCTACGGGAAATCAAGCACAGGCGTTTAGCTTTGGTGAACCTGTTCCCGTGCTTGACCGTGCGGAAGTATTAAATTATTTCGAAAGCGTGTTGATGTATGAGAAATATTACAACCCGCCGATTAATTTAAGTTATCTTGCCAAAGCCTTAAATGCATCGGCACATCATAACAGTGCGATCACAGTGAAGAAAAATATTTTGCTTTCTACCTGTAAAACGACCGCACTTTTACCACGCACGCAGTTAGAAAAACTGGTGCAAGATTATTTAGTGTTTGGTAATGCTTACCTTGAAAAAGTTGAAAACACATTCGGCAAAGTGATTGCATTGAAATCGCCCCTTGCAAAATATATGCGTGTTGGTGTGAAGAAAGGTATTTTTTATCAGATTGTTAATGGCTTTGATGAATACGAATTCCCGAAAGATGCGGTGTTTAATCTGATCAACCCTGATGTGAACCAAGAAATTTATGGCGTGCCGGAATATTTAGCGGCTTTACAATCAGCTTTCTTAAATGAAAGTGCAACATTGTTCCGCCGCAAATATTATTTGAACGGTGCGCATGCGGGTTCGATTATTTACATGACCGACCCAACACAAAACAAAGACGATATTGAAGCGATCAAAACACAAATCCGACAAACAAAAGGCACAGGCAACTTTAAGAATTTATTTGTTTATATTCCAAACGGGAAGAAAGATGGGATGCAAGTCATTCCATTGTCTGATGCAGTGGCAAAAGATGACTTCTTAAATATTAAAAATGCAAGCCGTGATGATGTATTAGCGGCCCACCGTGTACCACCGCAATTAATGGGTATTGTGCCTAATAATACAGGCGGTTTTGGTGACGTAGAAAAAGCAACGCGAGTATTTTTTATCAATGAGATAATCCCATTGCAAGAACGTTTGAAAGAGATTAATAATTGGGTAGGGGAAGAAGTGATCACATTCTCAGAATACAAATTACTACAATAGATCCTTTCAAAAGAAACAGCCCGCAGAAATGCGGGTTTTTTATTGCTCAAATAGCTGTTTTTGTCTTGTATAGTATTAATACCGCCCCAGTTTATTATATCAAATCAATCAACAAAACAAACTTTAAAGCCCTGTTTTAACCCGATTTTTCGCCCAAATGCACGCATGAAAAATCGCAGTCAAACCCTCGCAACGCCCGCGCAGTAA